AGAATACCTATCGGTGATCCACATGAATTTCGTTATCCTAATAAAGGTGGCGGAATCGCTAAACGTGGAATGGGAGCTGCTTATAAAAGCGGCGGTCGTGTTAAATCAATGGGTATCGCCAAAAGAGGCGGAGGAGCAGCGAAAAGATAATGAGACAAAACGGTGTAAGAAGCAATGTAAGATTTCCATACTCAACAGGTATGAAAAAAGGTGGCTCTGCTAAAAAAAAGAAACAAGGCTACAACGATAGACTTGATGAATCTTTAGGTGCACGTAAAGGAAAAAAATCACAAAGTTTTAAAGACAGAAGAGACGAGTCTAAAGGTGCTAAAAAAGCAGCTGGCAAAAGAGCGTACTCTGCTGTTTCTACAATGGATAAATAGTGCCACAGTATTTTGATTCCACAGCAGCACGTCCAATGAAAACTAAAAGAAGTGTTTATGCTAAAGGTGGAAGAGCAGGATATTATGGCGGTGGACGTACGAACCTATTAGAAGAACTAGGTCGTGTTGAAGCTAGACCTTCAAATCCAAATCGAAGAGCTGAAATATCCAGAGTTCATTCAGAATTAAATCGTGGCTATAAAAAAGGTGGCTGGATTCAAAAAGTTAATAAATCAATTAAAGCTAGAGGAACGAAAGGTAAGTGTACTCCTATTACAAAACCAGGATGTACAGGTCGTGCCAAAGCTTTAGCGAAAACATTTAAAAAAATGGCGAGAGAAAGAAAATCAGCATAATGAGTATACAAGGAAAAGTTAAGTGGTTTAATGCAACTAAAGGTTTTGGTTTCATTGAACGTGAGGATAAAGAAAAAGATGTATTTGTACATGTGTCTGCAGTTAGAGATGCGGGTATGAATGGTCTTGTAGAAGGTCAAGCATTAATTTTTGATATTGCGGAAGGTCCTAAAGGTCCAAATGCAGTGAGCCTGCAGAAAGCATCTTAATGAGAGCAGTCCTAATAGACGCATTAGAAAAACAATATGAAGCCGAGATTGCAGCAGCCGATGCTGTAATTAAATTAATATTGGAAAAATCAGTAGCGATTAGTGATCATGTTAACATTCAAAAAGAATTAGATTGTCAACTTCATAAAGTGGCTTCTGCTGAAGAGAAACTTCAAGTTCTAAAAGATTATGAGGACCCTAACGAATAATGCCTTTTAAGTCCGAAAAACAAAGACGCTATTTATGGAAGAACGAGCCTAAGATTGCAAAAGAATGGACAAAAACGTATGGTAGCAAACCTAAAGGAAAGAAGAAAAAAACAAAAAGGAGAAAAAAATAATGGAAGAATTAGTATTTATAGATAAGGTTAGAAGAATTATCAAAATGAGACATGATGATGTTGTCGCAGCCATGGTTTCAGGGGGTGTTGACAATATGGAGAAATATCAATATATGTTAGGACAGTTAAGAACGTATCAGTATATGAGTCAGGAAATATCCACCCTGCTAGATAAAAAGGAGCAAAAAAATGACGGAACCGTTATCAGTATCAGCCCAAAAGGAAGTCCCAAAACATAAAGAGGCACTTCAAGAAAAATATAATCAAGAACCTAAAGAAAAAGAAATAACATTAGAATCTACTAAATTACCTAAACCAACAGGTTGGAGACTTTTAGTTTTACCTTTCAAAATGAAGGAGAAAACTAAAGGTGGTATTCTTATAACGGATGACGTTATAGAACGTTCACAGGTGGCATCGACTTGTGGACTTGTTTTAGAAGTAGGACCGGATGCATATAAAGATGAAAAAAGATATCCCGATGGACCTTGGTGTAAAAAAGGAACTTGGGTTATTTTTGCTCGATATGCCGGATCCAGAATGAAAATAGATGGGGGTGAAGTTAGACTTCTCAATGATGATGAAGTTTTAGCGACCGTGGAAAACCCTGAAGATATATTCCACGAAATTTAAACATAGGAGGAACTATGCCAGACACAGAAGAAAAAATAGACGATCTGATTGATGTTGGTGAAGCTGATGAAAAAGCAACCGAAATTGATCTAGATAAAAAAGCAGAAGGAGGAGAAGTCAAAGATGAAAAAACTACTCAAGACGATACAAAGTCCGATGACACACCTGAGAAATCTGATGAGCAGCCTGATGTTCAAGCTAGCGAACCAGAGAAAAAGGAAGAAGTAAAAGAAGAAGTCACCGAACAAAAGAAAGAGATGGAGGAGTATAGTGAAGGCGTTAAAAAACGTATTGCTAAACTTACCAGAAAAATGCGTGAAGCTGAGCGACAAAAAGAAGAAGCTGTTGTTTATGCTAAACGTGTAATGAGAGAACGCGATGAGATGACTCATACAGCCACGACGTTAGATAGAGACTATGCCGTGGAAATGGAGAATAGGATTCAGTCATCTTTAGCAGCGGCCCAAGCTAAACTCGGTGCTTCAAGAGAAGCCGATGATAAAAAAGCTGAGGTTGAGGCTTTAACGGCTATCTCACAATTAGGATATGAGCAGGGAAAACTTGCAGAAATCAAAAGCAGACAAAAAATGGAAGAAACTGCTAGAGAGACTACAAGAAAACGAGGTCCTGCCGCTCAGTATCCTATTCAACAAACCCCGCCACCAGATCCCCAAGCAGAGGATTGGGCGGAAAATAATGAATGGTTTGGTAAAGATAACGCCATGACCTACACCGCTTTTGATCTACATAGAAAACTTACCGAAGAAGAAGGGTTCGATCCAAAGTCAGATTCTTATTATAAAGAGATTGATAAGAGAATAAGACTTGAATTCCCCCAGAAATTTGGTAATACTGTAGACAAGACGATTAATAAACCTACACAAAATGTTGCTTCTGCAACACGGAATGCAAGGGCTGGTCGCAAAAGTGTGAAACTCACACCTTCACAAGTAGCAATCGCTAAAAAATTGCGTGTGCCACTAGAAGAGTATGCAAGACAACTAAAACTCACGGAGGGAGAATAAGCATATGACACAAGAAAAAAAACCTACTTCCCGTGCGAGCCAAACGAGAGAAAAAGATAAACGTAAACAAGTTTGGACTCCACCATCGTACTTAGATACGCCCAACGCGCCAGCTGGATTCAGACACAGATGGGTCAGGGTAGAAATCATGGGGTTTCTCGACACGAAAAACGTACAAGGACGCTTAAGGTCCGGGTATGAATTAGTAAGAGCCGACGAATTTCCAGAAGATGACTATCCAGCAATGACAGATGGCAGGTATGCAGGGGTGATCGGGCACGGAGGCCTTGTGCTGACAAGGGTACCGGAAGAAATCGCGAAGCAAAGATCGGGTCATTTTGCTAAATTAGGAATGGACCAAATCGAAGCGGTAGACAACGATTTAATGAAGGAGCAGCATAGGAGTATGCCGATCAATATTGATCGACAGTCTCGTACAACCTTCGGTGGTAAGAAGCGTTAATTTTTTAACAATTCCAACCAACGAAATTTTATTAACCGTAGACTGCGGATAGTAGTCTACATAAGGAGATAAGCTATGGCTAATCAAAGTACAGTTGGTTTCGGTTTGAGACCACTTAGAAAAGTTGGTCAGACAGATAACAACGCTGGTCTCAGTGAATGGTCGAAAACTGCAAGTTCTGCAGCTATCAACCACCATGAGTTAACACAGTTGCAAGCAGATGGTACAGTTTTATCATCTACTGTTTCAACACCTAACAATCTTGGATCACTGAACGGCAGTTTCTATACTGACCCTAGTACTAGTAAGCCTACTTGGTCTAATTACGCACCTAGCGTCGCAGCAAGCGATCATGTGTGTCTCATTAACGATGATCCTCAACAGATGTACGAAATGAGAACACAACTAACGTCACTAACAACAGCAGATGTTGGTGGTTGTTCGCCAATCGTCGTAGGTACAGGTTCTGGTACCCCGAATTTCATTTCAGGGAACCTAATCGGTGCTGTAGGTACGAATGATCAGATCAAGATCTTAGGTCTTACCCGAGATACTAATAATCAAGACGTTTCTGTTTCAGGAAGCGTTTGGAGAGTTATGTTAAACGAAAGTATTCTCGGAAACAACGTAGCAGGTATATAAGGAGTAAATTATGGCTATATCACGTAATCAGCTAGTTAAAGAACTAGAGCCAGGTTTAAATGCTTTATTTGGCCTGGAATACAAACAATACGAAAATCAGTCGGCAGAAATTTATACGACTGAGTCATCTGACAGAGCTTTTGAAGAAGAAGTTATGTTGTCAGGTTTCGCTAACGCATTAGTAAAACCAGAAGGTTCTGGGGTTGCTTTTGACCAAGCGCAAGAAACTTTCACAGCAAGATACACTAACGAGACAATTGCTCTCGCTTTTGCTATCACTGAGGAAGCTATTGAAGATAACCTGTACGACAAACTATCTTCTA